ATGTTTGGTATATTAAGCGCTTTGATAAACTGATCTATTTTTTTATCATCAATATTGGTATCTTTTATTTTAGTACCGTCAACAACTTGTACATTGTTTTCATTACACCAGTTTAGTATATAATTATACAAACCAGTATAAATTTTTCCAGTCGCATATGAGAATAATCTAATCTTTCCGTCCCACACTCTATTTCTAAATTGTGGCATAAACTTAAAACCAGGTACCTCAAAAGTAAAGTATTCGCCCAACTCTCGTCTTATGTCGGCGTCTGCTTCAATTTTAAGATATACTTCGTCTAGTTTATCTATGATTAAGTATCGGGTAGTTGTCATTAAATAGCACCACTAGTAAACTTTCTCCAATCTATGGCGTTCTTAATGGTAAAACCTCTATTGCCTATCTGTCTAATTGTTCTATCTAAAAAATCAACAGTTGTGTCAAGGTAATCTACTTTTTGTTTTTGTTTTTGTAAATCTTCATCTGAATCTAAATACTTGTCTATATCAGTTCTTAATATTTTTAAATCAAAAGGTTTCTCAGCATACACAGAAGCGTCAGCCTTTCCTGTATAATATTCCCACTTTTCTCTTTTTAAAGTGTTGTATTCAGTCTCAGCACGGCTTAACATTAACTTATACTTTGTTAAGTGCTTCATATATTGGTTGTGTAATTGAGGAGTTTTTAATGACTCTAAATCTAATTCAGTATCATTAATTTTAAGGTCTTTGTCGGCCTGTTCTTGTAATTTTTCTAAATCCATAATATACCTATATTATCACATCACCCTTAAAAAGTAAAGCTTTTTAAGAGGTCGTAACAGTTGTTGTTGATGATCCAACATTAGCAAAATCATATATTGTATATCTAAAAGTTACTTGTGAAGTTAGATAATCAACATCTGTTGCTTGTTGGTCGTATTGTAATCCTGATAATGAAACAGGAAACAAATCTCTAAATCTTATTTCTACTTGTGGGTTATTTTTACTTGACAATACTGTAAGTGTAGCGTCTGAAAAAGTTGGCCCTTGGTCTGTTGTGCCATATTTAACTTTTCCAGGTTCAGTTGAAACACTAGTATTTGATATTGGAAACCTATCAGTTCCAGCACCAACTAAATTTTGAAATTCTGTATGCGATCTAGGAAAACCTAAACCCACTAACCAACCGTGTATTTCTTGGTAATTTTCTAAATTTTCATCAACCAAAAATGTCATAGTTAAATCAGTATAAGTTAACTTATCGCCTGGTTGTGGTATGTCTTTAAATCTTGTTTGTTGATCTACTGTACCACCTAAACTAATACCTGGTACATTAACTGCCGTACAAAAATATGTTACTTTTGGTAGTTTAATTACATTGAATTTAAACTGTGTAGGGCTAGCATAATCTAACTTTGTAGGTTGTCTGTTATATGTGTTTGTGGTAGTCATACTACTATTTATCTGTTTCCTTATCTACTTCTTCCCATTCTCTATTTTGAGAGTCTTGTTTTAACTTTCTTTCATTTTCAGTAAGGACACTCTCTTTTTCAGCAGCCTCATCTAATCTTTTCTCTATGTTTTCTAAAGGTGTAGGTTTTTGTAAGTAGTTAAGACCTTGTGCTAACAGAAAAAAGAAACCACCTATTAACAATACTCCTAAAATTGATCTGTAAAATGTTTTCATATTAGTATTTAGTGCATAAAAAAAGGCGAGGTTTTGAGGCCTCGCCTTTTAATTTTACTATGTAAAATGATTACATTATGTTCGCTACTTGGACTCTTCTGTAATATCTGTTGGCATTTTTATTACCAGCACCATTTATTACAGCTGTATCACTAGCACTTGCTTCAGCAAATGGGTTTGCTTGTAAGCCGTATCTAGTTTTAAATCCAATTTTTGGTTGGAAAGTATCTTGACCAACCGCTCTAACCATTTGTAGAGGTACATATGGGCAGTAAAAAATACCAGCGTCATATGGTGATGTACCTTTGTATCCCACTACGAAGTAGTGTTTAGCTGTATTGTTAGCAGCATATGGATCAATGTACACTTTGTATCTACCGTTAAGAACACCAGCAAAAGTATTGCCTGTGTCATCAACGTTTAGGTTGTTATTAAGAGCAGGAGTGTAGTCTAGGACACCAGCCATTTGTAAAGCAGATGCAACATCAGCTGAACAAACGATTAAGTTTCCTTTACCTCTTCTTGTTCTTTGAGCAATCACGTTAGCTTCTCTCTCAACTTGGAACATTAATCCTTTAAATCTCTCAACTGACCATCTACCGTTTGAGTCTGTATCTAAATCAAAGATACCAGCAGATGTTGTGTTGACAGCACTTACAGCACCAATGTGTGTAGATGAGTTATCAGAAGCACCGATTTCAGCGTTGATGTAAATTGTTCTTACAACTTCTCTGTTGATCTCAGCTAAGATTTCAGCAGATAGGATGTTAGCCAATTCAGTTTCAGCGTCTAAACCGTGAATTGCTTTAAGGTCTTGAGCGAGTTCCATAGTGTACTCTGCTTTAAGAGCTCTTGACTTAGCAGTAACAGTTGATTTCTCAATTGAGAATGCCATTTGTGCAAAAGCGTTGTTAGCAGAATCACCTAAAGCTTCAGCAGTACCAGTTGCCATACCTTGGCCTCTAGTGTAAGCTGTGCTTGGGTCATCATTCAATAAACCTGGGTTTGTACCAGTTTGAGCAGCACCTGAGTTAGCAGTTGAGTCTCCAGCAGCATTTCTGCTTGTGAAGTCTGTGTCTGCTTCGTCAAATAAAGCTTCGCCACCTGTTTGAGAAGTAAATCTACTTCTCATTGCGAAGATAAGACCAGTTGGACCAGTCATTGGTTGTACGCCAGCAATATCGTAAGCGATAAGGTTTGGCATAGCTCTTCTTACTAATGAAATAAGGATTGGATCCCAATTGTCAACAGATGAACCTGTTGCATTAGCAGGAGCAGCTTCGTTTAAGAAAGCTCTATCTTCTTTTGATGCTCTTTCTTGGTTTTCCAAGATAGTCGCAGTAACGGCACGCTTGTATGAATCCGTGATCTTTGGTAGATCAGCGTGTTCTAATACAGGCTGCCATTTTTTTTCGTAAGTTTCAGATAAATACATATCTATTTTCTCCCGTATTATTATTTGTTAGACAATTTAATGTCTTTGGTTTTACTAATAGCAGCAGCGTAAGCAGCCATTGCATTTGATAAATCACCGGAAGGTGATTCACCTGCCGCTACATGATCTATCTCATCATCTTGTTTAACTTCTTTTTTACCAAAGTAACTTTCTTTTATAGTAGATACTTTTGTTCTAAAGTCGTCTTCATTCGAATACTCAACTTCTTCAGCAAGTTTGTTGAATTTCTCCTTAGCAGTGTCAGCTAAATCACCAGACGTTTCATCTATGATGTCTTGTCTTTTTAATTCGCCGTTTGCTTTGTTTAATTCTACATTCTTGTCAATTGATTCGTTAAGTTTCTTTTCAAGTTCTTCAATTTTAGAAGCTTGATCTTCAAGTACGTTGTACTTGTCATCTGGAACATCTATGTAGTGGTCTTCAAATAATTTTTTCAGTCCACCTATAAAGTCTTCAGCGATCTCGCCTTTAATACCTCTCTCAATAGCGATTTGGTTTTCTTTCATCCATTCCTCAACTACGTAGTTTAGGTATGAATCAACTTTTTCAACCATCTCAGCTTTGTGAGATTCAGTATTTTCTTTAAGTTTTTCTTCGTACTCGCCTTCTAATCTTTTTGATTCTGCTTTTACTTTTGATTTAATAGCAGCTTCAAAGATTGTCGCAGCTTTCGTTTTAAACTCTTCCGATAAGTCAGAGTCTCCTATTAAAGCGTCAACGTCAGATTTGATGTCTAAAGAATCTTCAGCTTCTACTTCTTCTTTGTAGCCAGCTTTCATTTCTTTTTTCTTATCTTCTTTATCGTTCATTTCTTCTTTTTTAGAATCTTCTTTCTCATCAGCCTTAGTTTCCTCTGAACCCTCTTTTAACTTCGGCATTGCGTCAGCAGCACCTTGGTTTTTTTGTTGAGCGTCACCAGAAACTTGTTTTACTTTTTTCGAAGCGTCAGGATTGCTGTCTGTTGGTTTAGTAACAGCAGGACCTAAGTCCTCAGCTTCACCTACTTTTTTCATAGGTTCAGCCGCTACAGCATTCTTTTTAGGAGCATCCGCTTGTGGATTAGCAGCGTTAGCTTCTGCCACAGCTTGTTGTTCCATCGCCTCAATCTTCTTTTCTGTTTCGGCCATTTGAAAGTCTCCTCTTAATTAAATTAAACGTTTAATTTAGTTTTGTAATAGATATTTATAAGATTATAGCTTTTTAAGAAATGATTCAAAGACTTTTAGTTTCTTGTCATCTAACTCAAATTTTTTCGCTTTATAAATTTCCATTCTCCAGGCTTCAATATCTTTTTCTATTAAAGCACCGTTTTCCCAAACCCACTCTTTTCCTTCCATAATTCCTTCTACGAAAGCGTCTGGAGCGCTAGGGTCTGCTACAATATCAGCGGCCGTAGCTAGATAAAAGTCATCTTTTACATAGTTTTTGCCACCTCTATTAATTAATGAACCCATACCACGACTTGACACTCCTAATTGAGCGCCTTCGTCAATAAGACCTTTAACGATCTTACCGTATGGTGTATTCATTATTTTTGCTTCACCAATAAAATTATCACCGTCTGGATAAAGTTTCGTAATCATATGGGAAACTCTCTCTAGGTTTACA